CCCCGTTTCTTACAGGAGGCGAGACGACGTGCCATCCAACTGGCTGTACATCGACAGCAACTTCCCCACGTTCACCGGGGATGAGAACCTGAAAGAGCAGGTCACCACAATCCAAAACTACATGTATATGCTGGTGGAGCAGCTGCGGTACACCCTGCACAACCTGGATCTCTCCAACATGAACGAGGCGGCGGTGGACGACTGGGAGAACGCCATCACCGAGCCCATCTACATCCATCTGGAGGACAGCGACGAACGGATTACCCAGCTTGCCATCACGGCGGCGGGGCTGTCTGCCCGGATGGAGGACGCGGAGGGGAACATCACCACCCTGCAGGCCACAGCCACAGGGCTGGCCGCGCAGATCACAGACGCCGAGGGAGACATCGCGGCCCTGCAGGTGACGGCCGACGGCCTCTCCAGCACGGTTGCCAACCAGGCAGGGCAGATCAGCAGCCTGCAGCAGACGGTGGGCAGCTTCTCCCTTTCTGTGAGCAATGGGGAGAGCAGCTCCACCATCTACCTGTCCGCAAACGGGGCCGTGATCGACTCCGCCCGGGTGACATTCACCGGAATGGTTCTGTTCGCGGATCTGGAGACCTCCGGCGCCACAGTCATCAACGGCGACAACATCACCACGGGGACCATCTTCGCGGACATCATCCACCTGGGCGGACAGATGGACGTGTACCGGACGGCCAGCGGGTTCTCCCTGGGCGGTTATATCGGATACATGTCCGGCATGACGGCTTCGGGGAGTTCCACGGCGGGCATCGCCATTGCCAGCAGCAACGAGGCGGCGGTGGTGATCTGCACCACCAACGGCGCCCGGATGGGATATGACGGCGTCTCCACGGTGGTGTGCACCAGTACGCAGGTGTCCATCACCGGGGACACGGTATTCATCAACGGGGAGCCGGCCGCAACATCCGACGCGCGATTGAAGACGGAGAAGCAGTACGATGTGGAGAAATACCTGGGCGTCTTTGACCGGCTGAAGCCCTGCACTTTCGTCTATGAGGGGCACAAGCGCCGCCACCTGGGCCTGATTGCCCAGGAGGTGCAGGAGGCCCTGGCGGACGAGGGTATCCCGGAGAGCGACTTCGCGGCCCTGTGCACAGAGCCGCCCGGCGAGGAACGGCCGGACGGCCTCTATACCCTGCGCTATGGAGAGATTCAGATTATGGCGATTGCCAAAATCCAGCAGATGGCGGAGGAGATAGCAAAACTGAAAGAACAAGTGGCGGCCCTGTCGGCCGGGAAGGAGTAAGACATGAAAATAACGCTGATGGAGGCCGTCATGGCCAACCTGGCGGCGGAGGAGGTCGGGCGGCAGGCCGTCCCCTACTCCCTGGCTCTGGCCCTGATGAAGGTCAAACAGGCCACGGCGGCGGAAGCGGAGACCTTCGCGGCGGAGGAGCGGAAGCTGGTGGAGAAGTTCGCAGCCAAGGACGAGGACGGAAACATCCGCGTGGCCCAGGGGCGATTCACCTTCCGCGCCCCCGGAGAGCGGGGAGAATACGAGGAGCAGCACCGACAGCTTGCCGAGACGCCGGCAGAGATCCGTTTTACGAAGCTGCGGGCGCCGGCGCCGGACACGATCTCCGTAAAATCACTGGAGGTCCTATCCCGATTCATCGACTTCCGAGGAGGTGACAGAAAGTGAGACTGCCGCAGGTATCCTATGCCGACGGGATCAAGACCGCCAAACAGGACGAGTTCGCCGGCCTGAACCACAACCTGGGCGCCAAGGACGGGGAGCTGTGGGATATGCGAAACCTGTGCAGCGACTACTCTCCCCTGCTGGCGACCAGGTCGCGGCGGATGCTGTACAAGACGCTGCAGGACCCCGGCGGTCTGTTCTGCTGGGACAAGCTGTGCTGGGTGGACGGGACCACGTTCTACTATGATGGTGTGGCCAAGGGGACTGTGACAGCCGGCCGGAAGACCTTCACCGCCCTGGGAGCCTACATCGTGATCTTCCCGGACAAGGCATACTACAACACGGCGGCGGACGAGTTCGGCAATCTGGAGGCCACCTGGACCGGTGCCTCCCTCACCTTCACCAACGGGAAACTGTATGAAGAGGACGCGGAGGCCAACTGCATCCAGGCGGAGGGCGTCAACTGGGAGGACTACTTCAAGGCTGGGGACGCCGTGACCATCGCGGGATGCACGAAGCACACAGAGAACAACAAAACCCCGGTGATCCGGGAGATCGACGGGGACAAGCTGTACTTCTACGAATACATCTTCACCCTGGATGGCGAGGACGGTGTGACGCCCTACACCGAAACCGGGGAGCTTTCGGTCTCCCGGACAGTGCCGGACCTGCTGTTCGTCTGCGAGAACGAGAACCGCCTGTGGGGCTGCGACAAGACCACCATTTACGCCTCCAAGCTGGGGGACATCTTCAACTGGAATGTGTACGAGGGACTGGCGACGGACAGCTATTCCGTAGACACCGGCAGCGCCGGCAGCTTCACGGCATGTATCTCCTTTCTGGGGTATCCCATCTTCTTCAAGGAGGACCACATCTACAAGGTGTACGGCTCCATCCCAACCAATTTTGAAGTGATGGGCAGCGCTACCCTGGGCGTGGCGGCCGGCAGCGACCGGAGCCTGGCGATTGCCGGAGAGATTCTGTTCTACCACTCCCGGGCGGGGATCATGGCCTACTCCGGGGGCATCCCCCAGCCGGTGGGGGCGGCGTTTGGAGTGGAGCGGTTCGAGGACGCCGTGGGCGGGTCCGATGGGCTCAAATACTACGTCTCCATGGCCGGGAAGGACGGCGCCTATCTCCTGTATGTCTACGACACCCAGCGGGGGGCGTGGCACATCGAGGACGCCACCCAGTCCACACACTTTGCCCGCTGCGCCGGAAATCTCTATCTGCTGGACGAGGGCGGGAACATTTGGATCACCGGGAACATCCAGAATCCGCCGGAAGAGGCAACAATGGAGGATGCCTTTGACTGGATGGCGGAGTTTGCCGACTGGTGCGAGGACAGTCCAAACAAGAAGGGCGTCTCCAAGCTCCTGCTGCGGCTGGAGGTGGACGAGGGCGCGGAAGTGCAGCTCTTCATCATGTTCGATTCGACGGGCGAATGGATCGCGGTAAACGGGACGCTGGAGGGCGGTGTGAAACGAAGCTACACCCTCCCCATCGTGCCGCGGCGCGGGGACCATTACCGGATCAAACTGGAAGGGCACGGCGGCTGCCGGGTATATTCTCTGGCACGGGAGTATTACGACGGGAGCAGCCTGAAATCTCTACCGGGAAGACAGTGAGGAGGAAAGATCATGCCGAATTTCACCTATGACGGATTTCTGACAGCGGCCAGCAACGCCGGCCTGCTGGGGGAGTTCTCTCAGGCGGACCTGGACACGGCCAGAAAATACCCGGAGTTCGGATACTCCATCCTGGGGCTGAAACAGGACATCCACAAGGCGACCACGCCGGAGGCAAAGCTGCTGGCCAACGAGGCGGCCAACCAGCTCCGGTCCAGCTACGGCGGGTACACCGGCGGAAAATACGGTGCGGACTACATCTCGGACGGGAAGATCCCGAACCAGATCGACAGCGTGCTGGACAAGATCAACGGCTTCGGGAGCTTCACCTTTGACCAGGAGCGCCCCAGCTATGAGAACCAGTATGCGGAACAGCAGCAGGCGCTGCTGGACGCCATCATCAACCGGCCGGATTTTTCCTGGTCCAAGGAGGACGATCCCCAGTGGCACAGCTACCGCAAGAGCTACCTGCGGGAGGGCGACCGGGCCACGGCGGACGCACTGGGCCA